GTGATTCCATAATTTAAGTTATATACTCTTTGATCTAATCGTTCCTGTTCTGCAACATATAAAATGTTCCCAGGATTAAGCAACTGGCCTGTATCACTGTCTTTTGCAGTGTCATAAATATTGGTTCGAGAGACTGTACTTCTTGGAAGGGAAAAATTTTCTCCTTTAGTGACAAAGGGAGTGATAGCCAAAGTGGGGAGTTGGCATTGTATTCCATTTGAAAATCTATGAGTAGGAAAACTTCCATTTATCGTCTGATATCCATTATTTATTACTGTTCCCGAACTGGAAGCAGATGGACTTGATATTGTATTACTAGCATAAATAGGACTTGTAAAAAGTAAACCTATTGGGAAAAGATACTTAAGGAGGTGCTTTGGGTTTCTATAGTTTGAGTACGATTTATTACTGATACGGCATCTAATCCAGGAGCAAGAAAATTCTCTACTAAACTGAAATCTGAGCCTTCCGATACTATGGTCCATTGGGGCTTGCTTGTTAATTCTGGAGTTACCCATTTAAAATTAACTGCTCCATTTCCTGTGTTCTGACTTGTTGTATATGTCGCATCAGGTGAGATATATGAGTCTGTTTTAATATTATGGCCTTGGACACTGTAACTGAAACCTGTTCGATAGTTTTCAGTAACAATGGTTTCTTGAATCTGTGACACACTACGACTACTGGATTCCATCTGTCCTGTTGTGAACCTTGGTGTAATACTTCCAGCATAGGCACTAGGTATCGTAAGAAACAGACACAAAAACCATTTCATTAATCAAGGCCAAGAGTAATAGTTGACTGAAGTGTTGCAGTAGTACCAGCACCCATGTCCGCTAGATTAACAGTCAGTGCTTGTCCACTATCTAGTGTGATTGCTACAGAACCAGGATCACCACCAGATACCACAGTGTACTTTCCTAAAAGTGGAAGTGCTGCAACACCATTTGTCACAGTAGCTGCTGTAGTACTCGTACTATCACCTTGTAAAAATGTCTCGCTCGCCGAAAACGCATCTCCTGTGTTGACTACATTGAAGCTAGTATCGTAATCAATAGTAGGAACACCATTAGTAATACCAGCATCGGCTAAGTCAAGAGAACCTATCTGACCAGCTACAGTATTAGCTTTTGGTGTTACGTTTGTACCAGCAACACTGATAGACGATCCAATACGCTCTGACGTAGCACTAGCACCTAGAGTAGATACGCTGGCTACTGACTGAATACTATGCGTGATGTCTGCATAAGCTGGTGCGGACACTATAAATAAAAAGGGAAGTAGTCTTTTCATTTGATACCAGATTTACTATTCTTATTATCTACTATAACGTCTTTTTTATTGTTGCCTTTTTTACCAATAGTGACGCCCAAAGCTGCCGTTGAAGCACTGAAGATACTGGCTATAAAAGTCGGGTCAAAATCTACTATTTTTTTACCACTAGGCGGTTCCCAATAAGAGAGAGTCAAGAGTGTGGCTGACCATAGAAGTATAGAAATTTTGACAATGGTTTCAACTTTACTAGGCTCTTGTTCTTCCATAAAAGTTAAGATTCTTGTCCAATACTAGCAAAGTAGCTATGTTTGGGAAGTAACACATAAAAACGATGGTAAAAATCTTTAAACCTATACTTCTTGTCTTCATTAAATCTAAAGCAATGAAGCGATTAATAGTTGATCTGTTAAAAGCAATCGCTAAACAAACAGACAATACAATAGACGATCAGGCAGTTGCTTTTATAGAAGCCAGAATGTTTCCAGGCTCCACTACAAATCTTTTGTAACATGAAAGATGATGGATTTTTAAGAATGATATTTACTGCACTACCTATGGAAGCAGAATTGGCAGTTGAATTAAGGTGTAGAGAAGTCATGGACTGTGATGATTTAGACAAACTAAAGGCTTTCTGCGTAGATATGATGAAAAACCATGCAAAAAGTGAAGTTGTACTATCCAAGGCAATGATGAAAGTAATTGAGTTAGAGGCTCAAATAGCTGTACTAAAAGCACCAGTAAAGAAAACCTCTGGAGTGTACAAGCTACTGTGGTGGGCAGAGCAACTAAAAATGCACTGGAAATATAGAAAAATAACTAAGCGTCACTCACGGGAAGCATAGCGAGCCTGTATATCAGGCACTATCATCTCTGGATACTGGATCGTAAACCATTTGTGACCACACTCGTAGCAGAGTCTCCTGCGTATGGTTATAAATTTGGAGTTTCTTTCGGATCGGATGACCTTCTGATCGCTGTACATCTTACAGCTTGGGCACTCGACCCAGGTTATTCGTTTCATTTATTTAGCTTATTTTGTCTGCTTTCTTCCTTCGATTCGTCTTTGAACGGACTGTCTCCACATTAACTCGTCTTTGGCTTCAGCAATTTTATATTCAGAACTAGGAAATTCACGTTGTAACGCCTCATAAGTAATCTTTCTTACCCACGCAGTACCTCTCATGCCTCGTTTATCCGCAGCCTTTTCAATAAGTTCTGCTCGATTTGGGTCTATGAGTACTTGGTAATAGCTTTTGTTTCCGTGTTTAAGAGCCATTTACAATGTTGTTCTTGTACTACTCTACCACCAAAAAGGAAAATCTGCTTTTTCAAGCTGCTTTTCAACATACTTTTTTCGGGCTTCTCTTCGTTTTTGAGTCTTACCCGTGCGAACTTCTCTAGCTCTTTTTAGAAATTCAATAGCACTAGCTATGTCTTTAGTAGTTGCTTTAGGAATTTCGTTGTACAGGTCTTTCAGAAGATCCACTCTGATATTCTTCTGCGTATGCAACGGGCATCACCTCCGTAAGGGTTTTGTAGTATTTTACTCCAAGCCGTTTATTGTGCTTGGAGATATACCAACCGTGTTCATTTTTGCAAATACCAATCATTTTTTGAACCTCTTTAGTTTTTTAGTTTGAACGCTTTTAGATGGTTTTCTGGTTTTTGGAGTTTTAGTACTCTGGGGTTTCATGGATGTCAAATGCCATCCGTTTCCTCTTGGACAAGCATAGACGTAAGTATGGCCGTAACCACGCTTTCTCATGTCTGACGCTTCTTTTTTGGCTTCTTGCTGGGTGCGGAATATAATCTTATTGCATTTGTAACAATGCCCTAAGACTGATAATCCTCTTTTTTCTATAAAATCCCCCAACTTGTGTAAAGGGAGTCTGTTCATTTATGTTTGGACCAGTGTTTAATTAAAGTTTGAAGTTCTTGGATACGCTTTTGTGCTGCGTTTATACGGTCTTTTTTAGTCAATGAACCTCGCTCCATTTATCGCCAATAGACACTTCGGCTAATGCTGGTACGTCACCTAACCATTTGGCCTCCGCTTTTTCCATTGTAGTTTTAAGAATTTGAGCCCACTCATCTGCTAAATCTTCCTTAACAAGAAGTATCAATTCATCGTGAACGGCTGCTGCAATCCTAACTTTATCCTCACCTGTTTCTTTTACCTTGGTCCACAAGTTACCTAAAGCGCACTTTAATATAGCAGCACCAGCACCTTGTATTGGTGTATTACATCTTACAGTAGTTCTATTAAGATCACCCTTCAAGAATCTACGCATATTAGATACTGGAACTCTAGTTTCAGGCCATTCATCATTCTCTGTGGATCGTGATAAATAGTTCATTTCTTTCTGCCAATCTCGAATACCACTGTATGTATTGAGCCAGTTATCGCGAATCTTAATAGCTTCGTCACTGGTCATAATCACACCACTACTACCAGCATACTTTCGTAGACCCTCTGCTCCAGCACCATACAATAAACCAAAGTTAGCTGACTTAGCTATTTGTCTATCGCAGCCCATCTGTTCAGCCGTATAGTCGTGTAAGTCTTCTCCACGTTGAAATGCAGCAGTCATATTCTTATCTTTAGCTAGTGCAGCAGCAAGACGTAACTCCATCTGTGAGAAGTCAGCATCAACTATCTTCCAACCTTCAGGGGACTGTACACATTGTCTAAATTCAGAATCTCTTGGTATCTGCTGATTATTAGGTTTTATACTGGACATCCTGCCTGTGTCCGCACCCAACTGCATATATGATGCTCTAACAAATCCATCATCTGACATCTTATCCTGTATGCTTTCTATCATTTGTCTACGCTTCTCTCTACGTTTCCAGGTCATAAGTGTCTGGATCGTAGGAGAGTCAGCAGCACAATTTTTTAAAGCATCTTTCGCAACGCTAGGTTTACCGTCATTGTTTACTGGTGTATAACCTAAAACTAATTCAAGTTTTTCTAGTAGTTGTTTAGAGCTTTTTATATTAAATCCTGCATACTTTTTAGTGCCTAGTCTGATAGAACCTTCGTCTTTCGCACGAAGATTAAATGAACCATCTTCATTTCTAGGTAACTTATGTTCAGGTGGTAAGTCATTATCAAGCTCTCTGATAAATTCTTTACCCAACTCTTTAATGTCATCTTCATAGTCGATACGACATTGTTCTAACTCTTTCTTATTCCAAGGTAGACCTACTCTCCACATCTGGGCCATAGCTGGCAGTGCTCTGCACTCCAGAGTATATGCTCTGTGTAGCTGTGCATTTCTAAGTTTCTGATCTAATACTTGATCTAGTTCAAGTAATACCTCAATATCTTTAGCAGCATATTCAATCTGAGCCTTGGATAGTATGTTTGCTCCCCAATCAGACTTCTGCTGTTCTTTGGATACGTCTAAATTAAGCTGTCTTTTAGCTAGTGCATCAAGACCGTGCTTAGTTTGAGGAATACCGTTAGTAAGTAATCTGCTGGCTAACATACTGCAACGAACAAATCCTTTTGGGTGTATGCCGTGTTCTTGTAACCAACCAAGATCAAACACTGCGTTATGTGCAAGCCAGTATCTCTCAAAGCTAGTGAAAAAATCTTCTAAATAGTTCCAATCACTACGGTCAAGATCAAAGCAGTCAATAACTACTATGGTTCGCGATGAAGCACAGCCCAACTGAATGAGTCGAAGTTTGCCCTCTTCTGGCTGTAGCTGTAATGTTTCTGTATCAAACGCAATACTGTGTGCAGTACGCAATCTTTTTAATTCTGATATTCCGTAATATACAGAATATTCTTGTTTAGTAATTGTTGAGGTCATGGGAGAACCTTAAATAAGTGTTTTATTATTGTAGCACAGTAGTCTACTTTGTCCAGTTACTTAGCTTCTTATGTAAAGATAATACGCTGAGTTGTGTGCATATAGAGACATCTAAACCAAAACTAACGGCTTGTAAGACTTGGCTATGAAAATGCTCCTTATCGTAGTAATCAACCTGATTTACTTTAAGTACTTTACTCCGTAGTCTGTCCGAATACTCTGTGTAACGCACAGTAGCTAGTGGACTATCTTCTGTGGGGTGCTTTTCCTGATAAATAGTTACGTTGATGTTTCTGTTGTGCAATGGTTATGTCTCCCAAAATTTTTGATTATCCTCTATATACCTAGAGGACTGTGTGTTTAAACCTTCTTCCGTTCCAGTGGAAGAAGTTTCATTAACAATCGGTTTTGTATTAACCTCTTCTTTGTATAAACCTTCATCTTCTTCAGAGGTTTTTACAAAATTAGGGTTTATACCATTCTCATTGTTATTCAAATTCGTTCCAGTATCTACGTTATTAGGTTGATTCACTTCATTTCGGGGTATATCACGCACGAGAGAAGAAAATGATCTTGGTAATTCTTTACCTACAGCTTTATAAAATTTAGTAGGTCTACCACCTTTACTACCTTTACCTGGAGCGTCTGCTCCCCACTCTTCAATCAACTTCTGATCCTCTAGTTTCTTCAAACTGTACTGTATGGCACGCTTCCTATGCACTCCACCAACTGTATCGTGGTTCACTAAATCCTTTACGCACCAGGGCTTTAACTCTCTACGCATAAGGCGAAGTATATCCAAAGTATGTTTATTTGGAGTGTCCAGCCTGACTTCATCTGTAGTTTCAGGAGCAGGACTAATAGAGTATGTGTAATCGGGAAGCAGAGTAAATACCATGCGTAATCCTTCTCTATCTTCTCTAGATTTTTCAACAGTAACTAATCTACTGTTAGCTGTAAGACCCATCTCAGCAGCATCATTCATAGACAGTTTACGCATATTCCAAGTTTCATCAACAGCATTTTTAATTGCAGTGGTTCCTCTGAACTTACCCTCTTTAGTATTGTGGTGAATAATAATTATTGAGCAAGCAGGAAAATCTTGTCCATTACGTCTTACTAACTTTTTAATAGGCAGAGCATACTCTCTTCTATTTTCTTCGTATGGGTTACTGTCATTACAACCATCGAGACTGTCGATAATAACTAAATCGTAATTATATTTTTTCTGCATCTTTTTAAATCTGCTATACCACTGCATATCCCACTCAGTAACAACTTTCACATTTTTATCACAACCTATAAGTTTCATCTGTCTACGCAGTATCCTCTCATTCTGATCTCCGTTCAACCAAAGAACTTTGCCTGTTGGTACGTTAACTAATCCACCATAAACATTGAATGGTTTGCCGTGTCCAATGTGCTTACCTATTGTTTGGCACATAGCTGTTTTTCCTGTACCACCGTCTGCATGAACTAAAAGAGTCCAAGGTTTAGGAAGTAAACCAGGAATCAGATAATCAAAAGGAGTATCGTCTAACTCGTCAGGACTCAGTGGCTTCTGCCCTTTAGTCCTGTTAAACATCTCGTGAGTATCAATTAATCTCTCTATCTCAGCAGCATTACCACGCTTGGCCTCTATAGCTAATTTATGGACCGCTTGATTATGTAACGCAGGGTTTTCGTTCTTAGGGTCATTATCAATATCAAGGTACTTCTGTATAAGATCCTCTCCGTCTAATATCTCCTCCTTATATCTAAGAGGTATAGCTTGAACCTCATCAATCAGTTTGTCTAAACCAGTTTCTTTAAATCTCTTTCTATCTGGATCTGCTTCATCAGCAAGTTTTATAAGATGAGACATATTGTACCGTGCGCCATCATTTCTCCATGTCGCATACCAT